CCATAAATAAAAACCCCCATACGTTTTTTAATTATCGTATGAGGGTAATGTGTGTGTGTAAAGAAATTAATTAGGTAAGAGTTTGTGAACCATCACCGCGAGCGCAGAAGGCCACGCTGCTATCTTTAGAATAGTCAGGGTAGATTTTAAACTCAACGCTCAACATAAGTACGTTTTCACCACTGAATGTAAACTCGCTGAATGTTGGGAACGCTTTCCAGAAGGTAATATCACGGCTTTTATTGCTCGTTGGCAATGTTACCGGATGAAGAACTAGCTTTCTAGAACGTCCGATAGTTTGTTTAAACTGTCTTGAGTTACCCCAACCGAATACTTCAGTAGAGCTAACGCCTGTTCCGTCTGGAATAAGAACATCGCCTTCTCCAGTAGCCATGATTTTTCTAAGCTGACTTGTAGATGTTTCTTTAAGCACTAACGGAAGGTTCCAGCTCATTCCTGTTGAGATATGGCTAAGAACGTTTGAACCAGTTTGATGAGAGGTAACATCTACATAACCAGTTTCTTTAGCTGGTGCAACATCGCCGTCAATAGCACCTAAATCAATTGCAATGTCTCCGTAGTAGTTTACTTCAAAAGTAAAACCAGTAGCAGCAGCGCCTTCGTGAGAAGGTTTAGCGTACCCTGCGACGGTACCAACTAAATTTAAAACAGCTCCATCAGCGGTACAGTCAAATCCTGTAACAGCGGTAAGAATAGCAGCAGCGGCGGTAGCTACTTGTGCAGCCGTGTTGTTCGCGCTAATAGCCACTTGATGTCCAGTCGAGCCAGGAACAGCCGGATCAACTCCTGCGCCCGTATCAAACCAAGCATAATGATGAACTCCGCCAGGAGTATAGAAGTTAAAGTATTTATTATTTAGCGAGCTAGAAACATCGGCAACACAAGTGATGTTTTCACTTTGCATGATGTCTTCACCAAAGATTACATTTACTGGATCTACGATTTGATTTTCTACTGTGACTGCCATTTTATTCTCCTATAGTCCTAAGATCGTTAAGACCTTAAATTTTAAATTCGTAACAATGATATTATCGTTACTATCTTCCAAAGCATTAAAAGTTACACTTTCAAAGGTAACGTTTTTTAATCCATCCGATTGCGTCAATCTATTTCTAGGAGCAACGCTTTCCTTTATTAAATCCTCAGACATTTTGATAGAGTTTTCAAGGCCGGAAGAAGTATCTTTAAATCCTTTAAGATAGACTTTGATCTCTATTGAGGAAGTCATCTCTTGGACGTGCTGGTTTAATTTAACTCCGTCTACTTGCCCTTGTGAAATGTGAAAAGACTTATCGATAATATTCGCCGGAATATTCGCAGTATTGAAAGAGTCGGCCCATTCCTTTAGACCGACTCCGGCTAATCGTGCACGAAAATATCTACGAGCGGATAGAAGGCTCATCGTCTTAATACCCCAACACTGATAAGCCCAGTGCCTTCACCGTCACTTAGTATTCCGTCCTTGTTAGTGTCTAATCTTAACGAAGCCCTTAGACGCGCTGATTCTTCATGAACTTGATATTGCTTAGACTTACGATCAAATACGTCATCAATCGCATTAGACATGCCTTGAAAGATTAAGCGCAACGTCATGAATGTAGACCACTGCTTAACTTCATTAATGTCTAAGAAGTCGTTCTTATCGTATTTATCACCGTACACGTTTGCGTAACCTCGCTCGTCTAGCCATGCGATAATAAGCCCCTGTGAGCGTCTAGCAACGTTTTTAAACGATGCCCTACCTTCTGGAACCCAATTAAGAATATCTGGCTCATGAGCGATTAAATCGCCATCCTGACTGAACAGCTTATCGCCTAAAACAGAATAACATTTTAAATAGAAATATTTAGTATCTGATTCATTTCCATTAGAAACGTAAACAGTAACAATCTTGTTACCATACTCAACAATGCTCCCAGTGTGCGACGTGTTGGAAACGCCAAGTTTTAAGAAAGCTTGAGTGGCGACACTACTTGTTTCTGAAAACTCAAAAGAGGCGGCTGCGGATATGGTAATTTTATTATTTGAAACTGACGCAGTGTAAGCTTGTGTTCCAGCAGCGGTCATCTTAGATGCAACATGTGTAGCATATTGTTGTAACGTATAAGTTCCAGAAGTTAGCGTTGTTGTAACGTCTGAGTTACCTTCGTTAAAAATAAGGTCATCATTTTCAGTACCAACATCTATAGATACATTAGAATATGACCAATCTAAATATCTTTCTGATAAATCTGAATTGAAACAATCAATAGCTGAAGCGGTTAATTCTGGACTAATGGTTAACTCGTTAAGTTCGCCAACAGATTTAATAGCATAAGATTTGCTCGCAGATAATCTAGTTTTGTCGTAAACTTGAATTTCTGATTCTCTATCTAGTATCGCAAATATGCTCATAAGTTTTACCTAAGAACTAACGGCGAAAGAATTTTCCGCCGCAGTCTTTGCCTTTTCTAATTGTTCCTTCATAGAGTTTGTCACAGTAGGGTTAGATTTCAAGTAATCCCACACTGCCGCAGCTATTAGTTCTGGAGATGATCCGCTACCAGAGTTAAACAATAAATTACCTGCTGTTCCAGATGTTTCGTATGTAGATAATAACTCAGACCAAACTTTAATGGCTAAATTTTCAGGAGACAGCTCGGTATAAGGAATAATATCTCCAGTCATATCTCCCAACGCGCTAGCCGTAGAAGATAATGACGCGCTACCAGATAAGTTAGCTAGTAGACCAATTATTGCGCCTGCGTCTATACCATTGATCACTCCCGATCCAGTTAATGCTGCTATTGCATTCAAAAAAGTTATGGCTTCAATTGAAGCTGTTAATGAACCAGATCCAGTTAGATTAGCCGATGCATTTAAATTAATGATTGCTTGCAAATCAGGAGGAGTTTGAAAATCACCAACACCATTTAAAGAAGCTACAATATCTGCAAGAACAGAACCGTCTGCGGAACTAATAACACCTGTACCAACTAGTGCAGCAACAGCATATAAAATTAAACTCGCATCTGCATTTGTTATAGATCCTATTCCAGAAATAGAAGCCACTCCATTAAGCCCTAATGCTCCAGAAAAAGAATTACTCGATGAACCTGAAATTCCTAAAGCTGTTGTAGCCATGCCTCCACCTATTTGTGGCATTATCCAAGAATATGGAGGAATATATCCGCGTGGAGTAGCATTGTAATTACTATATCCATTAGCGTATTGATTTCGAACGCATCCAGTTTTTTGATAATTGTTTCTCATTAACCCAAGCGTTTGACCGCCTAGATTTTTAATCGGATTAGCAAATATAAAATTATTCTTCCCGATTAATGCCATTTATTATCCCCAACCAAACTCTGCTGAACCAATTAAAATACCAGCCGCAGCGAAAGCAGCACCAGTGTAAACAATCGCATTAATATTAGCATCGTCGTACACTCTCGGCATGCTTGGAAGTTGATTTACCAGATCACGCTCCGAAGCCTGAGATACGACAGCAAGCGGAATCTGGGTTAATGGTTTACACAATACTAAATGAAAATAAGTACCAGCAGTAGCGGTAGCTGCGCTTAATTTAAAATCAGTAACTTGAGCAATACCATTATCACCAGCAGCTAACGGTAAAAATGGCCCGTAGTTATTAGCCGCTACTCCTGCGTGTGAAATATGTCCGTTATTTGCTGAAGCCGTTCCAGATACGGTTACTGGTAAAACTCTTGCGGAAGTTTGTGCAGAATTAACATAAGTCATAGAAAAGTTATGAGCAGTTGCTCCAACGGTACCGGTAACCTGACCACCGGAAATACCAGTTCCTGCAGATACGATGTAAGCTCTAACGCCCTGACCATTTGTGTATCTTGGAAGTAATGTTTCGATAGTGTGAATTCCTGATCCAGTTCCGTTAGTGATTGAGATAGCCGTACCAGCTACAGCATTTGCATAAGATGAAGCAAGCTTACATGTAGTATCGGTTAATTTAATAACGTAATAATCAGTTAATGCAGATAAGCCTGTAGGGAGTGTAACAGTAGTTGAAACGCGAATTCTAGTTAAGTTCATTAACTCGTAAAATGTATGCGTTAATGTATCTGCTGAAGCTACAGTAAATGTTTCTAATACGTTCAAATTATTTGTTACAGTTTGAGTAGATGCACTATTCGCATCTAACCAAGGATAAACAGCCAATACATCAACCAAGTAAACCTGCGATGGAACTCCGGTTGCAGTAGAAGTAAGCATATTTAAATTTAAAAGATGTTTAGAGTCTGGACCAACATCACCACCGTGGTATATTCCACCTTGAGAATTAGAAAACTTAATCGGTGCCATTGCTGATGTGATTGAAGTAGCGCCAGCTCCCCATTCGGTTACAGATACGTTACCGAAAGTCATAACTGCTGAGGCCAAATTCCATGTAAAAACTAAAGCCTGTGAAGCTCCGGCGACTATATATTCTACGAATGTTGCCGCAGATGATCTAGCTGTTCCATTTGTTCCACCTAAAGAAACAGTAAGCGTTCCAGATGTGTACGCTGTAATAGTATAAGAAACTCGATAAGTTCTCCCATTCACAATAGGTCTTCCAATTGAATCTGCTGTTAAAGTTGTTCCTGTTGCGGATGTTTTAACTACCGTATTAGTACCAATAGCGATACCAGTTCCATTTGCTGTCCAGTTATAAAGTGACCCTTGAAACATTCCGTTTATCGCTATATCACCATAGTTTTGTACAAGTGGAGCGCCAGTATAAAATCCGCAGTCATAAGAACGTCCAGCCGTTGCTACTAAATTTACAGTTTTCGTGAAATCTGCTTTAAAGAATTTGCCGTTATTAGTCACTTCATTAATTAAATCGTCTTGTGAATTAAAACCCATTTCATTCTCCCCATACGGTTTCTAAAGTACCGTTCAAAGTGTTAGTTGCTGCAGCAGCAGTTGGACTCATAAATAAAAAGTTAAGGTAAGCGCCGTCGTAAATTCTTGGCATATTCGCCATGTCTAGTAAAAATTCTTTTTCGGTAGTATTCGCTACTCCATAAGTTGTTAAATTTGCAATTGGTTTTACTAATACAATCGCATGAACTCCACCGATAGGAGCAGAAAAAGTAATATCCTGTACTGATTGAATTCCTTTATCTGTCCCGACTAACGGGAGAAAAGGCCACGCATAAACTCGTGATGCAGTAGCACCTGTGTTTGATGATAAAACTGACGCTGTAAATGTGGCAGTATTTGTTAAAAAAGGTGAAGTAACTCTTCCAGATACGCCGTCTGAATTAGTATAGGTAATAGTAACTAACTGTCCGCCGGTGTACGATCCTTGAGCTACCAACATTGCATAAACACCAACTCCATCTGTGTATCTTGGAAGTGTTGCCGATGTATTATCTAAATCTTGAAGGTCTGTAGAATCACCATCTATAAATGGGTAATACATTAAATAATCACATAAAATGAAATTATTAATCGCGCCTATAGTTGTGATGTTGTTTGATAAAGTTATTTTAGATAAATGTTTTGTCTTAGGTGAAACATTTTGACCATGATATATGCCAAAATTACCATTTAACGTATCTGCAGCTAAAGGCGTTGCTGCATAAAAGTTAGGTCTAGGATTTCCTGAAGACATAGAAATATCAGACCATAAATTAATAGTACCATTATATGTGATAACCTTACGAAAATTCGTAATCTGATGATTCCCAGATTCAACAGAATCTACGTATGATTTAACACTACTGAATCCCACTTGTTCCCTTCATCGTTGCAGATAACTCACCAACGATAACTTCTTGCTTAATTAAATTTAATTTTAAAAATTCAAGCATAGCTGTTTCTGAATCTTCGATGCTTCCAGAAATAGCTTTTTCTAAAAGAATATCGAACAATTCTTTTTTATCCTCAAAACTTCCTGATAATTTTTTAAGCATTTCTGTTTGATTCATTAAATTAATCCTCAGTAATGGTAAGAGCACCAATTGCGAATTGTGGTTGAATTAAATTTGAAACTGATAACGGGCTGTTTAGTGCGCCAGAATATAAAATCTGCCCAGCACCGCTTGATGCTGTACCGATAGAAACATAAGTAATAGTATTAGATCCACCAGTACATTGAGGAAACTGCGCAAGTGCTGCGTTAGACGATGTGTTTCCTGAAACCGTCCATCCTCCAGATGTTCTAGCTACAGTAACTCTCGCATAACTTGTGTAAGTAGCTTCTGAAGTTGTTTGTGATCCTGCTTCCCCCGGATCTGCAGTATGAAGTGCTAAGTATAAATTTGTGTTTGCATCCCATGAAAGAGCAGTGTTGTTAAATAATTTTAAAAGAACATCGTTTTCTGTAGTATTACCTTTTGACATATTTTCCCCTTATAGCGTTGTCTGGTCTATACTTGCCAAGGTATCGCCAGAATAGTTAAATGACTTGCGAATAGTTGCGCCGCCAAAAATATAAAAATCAATCTGATCTAACTTATCGTCAGAGTATGTAAGTAGTTTATATGAACCATCATCATAGTCAATTCTGGTTAATAACCCATCACCGTCGTAAGTGAACTCTGGACCTATATATTCAGGAGCAGATGGACCTTGTGCACCAACGGTAAATATTTCAATAACTTCATTGTTGTTTTCGTTTAATAAATTAACTACAGTTTTTTGTTCTGTTACATTTACTACATTTTGACTGTATGAATTAATTACTATCACATTTTGATTAGATGTAATTACTATAAAACCATCTGATTCATTTTCAATATTAACAAAATTTTTAACTTCGCTTATTGTAACGACGTTACTCGTTTCTGTTAATTCGATATTATTCATCTGGATGCATCAGGTGATATCCTGACTTCTCCTTCTAATATTCTATAAACAGTAGACCCTATTGTAGCTTTAATGTCATATACACCAACTATTTCATTGCTAGATACTATCGATGCTGTTTGTGTAGCCGTTAAAGAAAAAGAAAATATTCCACTTAACGGAGTTACTAATTCACAAGTGAAAGTTGCTATTTCATTTGAATCTGAATATTTCTTTCTAATTTTGCCGCTAATAGTGTATCCAGTTAAATTAATTGGTACTCCATTTTCGTCAGACCAAGTTGCTTGCCTTGTAAATGTAGCGCCTTGCTCTATTTTAAAATCGTATCTTCCAGCCGCCATTTGTTCCCCTTAAATAAATCCTACATTAAATATAATAAAAAAAAAGCCCCGATCAGTCAAAGACCGACCGAGGCTAAATTTAAAAACTAATTACATTTTAGCAACTAATGGAGACTTGCCTGCAGCAGCGCCGTTTTGAGCAATTTGTAATCCGGCAACGCCGAATAATTGATCAACAGCTACGCGTTTAGCGCCTGAACCGTATTGGTTAGCACCTTGTTCTGACATCATTGGTTGCTTTTGGAAAGCGCAAGCAATACCAGACTTGTCGTAGAAGTAAGCCTTACCAGCAGCTACACCTTGGTGAACAATAACATTCAATCCCCAGATTTTTCCGATAACACCTGAACCGATGTTAGAAGCTCCGTAAGCGTCAGCGCGTACGAAGTCAGAGATTTGAAGAATTACTTTCTCTTGATCTGTTCCGATCAACATGTTGCATTCTTGTGGGTTAGCAAAAGAATTTAACAAGTATTCACGAGCGTCTAAGATTAGAGCGCTAGTAAGTGGAGCGGCACCGATATCAAGACCAGCAACGGAATCTAATTTGCTGATAATTTGAGTATCAACGTAACGTCCTAATGCATTAGCCGCACGTTGAGCGTTTGCCATTTGAACATCGATAGTAGACTGAATTTCATCAGAGCTATCAACGATCCAAGCAACGTATGCATTATAATCAAGAGTTAAAAGATCAACTCCAGCAGTCAAAGCAGATGAATCACCTTGAGCACCTGAAGCGCGGTTAACCACTGTGAATGAGCTAAGGTTAGGAATAGAAATAGATTTCATTCCTTTTCCGCAGTAAGCAGAAAGATCCGTTACTGTTGGAAATAGTTTAGCAGCAAACTTTAATTCTTTTTGAACCAAGCTCGCAATTAGCGCCTGTTTTGAAGCTGTTAACTCCGTATTACCTGTAATTACATCAGCCATTTTTTCCCCTTTGTTTCTGGATTATCCCAGAGCTTTTAATCTAGCCTTGATTTCCTCAATGCTTAGATCTTCGTTATCTTTTTGTTTTACACTAGTTGTTCTTGAATCAACAGTGCGTGGTGAAGATGAATCCTTTTTGAAATAGAACGGTTTTTCTTTTTGAAGTCTTGATACTGCTTCTTTAAGTTGGTCTGAATTGATTTCGAACTTATCGTCAATTTCAACGTCCGACCAGTTACCTACTTTAACAATATCTTCGAGTGCTTCAGGCATCGCGCCCATTTGCAAAGCCACTGACTTCGCCTCTTTGGTAAAGATATTTCTAGCAAATACCTTTTCCTTTTCCTTTAAAGTAATTTCAAGTTCTTTCTGCTTTTTTGTAGCAGCATCTAAAGCTTCTTTATATTTACCTTGCTCGGAAAGTGCAGCCTGTTCTCTTTCAGCTTCTTTTTGTCTGAAACCGTCTAGTTCTGATTTGAGTTTTTTAACCTCGCCTACAGTTCTTTTATAAGTTTCATACGCAACCGAATCTTTACTTTGTTGGCCACTGGCCACTTCATCGTTAGCAACACTGTTGCCGGATTGATTATCTTCCATTTCATTTTCTCCTGTTTTGTTTTTATTGCAATACGCCTATTTAATATTGCGTCTAATGTAACGAATTACAATACTTTTAAATCTGTTAATCATTTCTGGTCGTATAGAAAAAAACGGTCTGGTTTTGCTTATATGCGAAGCAAGCTCGTCGTTAGATATTTCATCTCCTGGATTAGTCATGCCACTTCTATTGCTATTGACTAACTGCGTCCCATTCTTTGTTTTTCTTTTGTAACTGCTAAGATACGGTATGGAATAACCTTTATGCATTCCGGTGAATCCTATAATTACTGAAGCGCCTTTTATAATTTTTATTTTAATAGAATCCAAAAGCTGACCAGTTATTGTTAGGTTTGATCTACCCTTAGAGAATGCCGCGTGTGTTGGTACTCCGCGCTTAGCTAACTCACCTCTACGTTTAACCCAATCTCTAGTTAATGGTTTAAGCTTCGCGCTGTCTTCACCATTAATTCCGCGTCTAGTTTGAAACTGAATATCTTTAATTGCTGATTCGCCTATTTCTTTTAATAGCGGTTCTCTTGTTAATGCGAGCTTAATGGTCTCGTCTAACTTTTTAACACGCTTACTTAATCCAGATAGATCAACTTTAACTTCCATCTTCCCCACCGAAAATATCACTAAGTCTAAGTGTTGTTGCTGCCTCTAGTGCTATCGTTTGTTGTTCAGCAAATAGCTCAGATGCTTTAGTAACTTCTGATGCGTTTATTTTAGCTTGGAACTTAGGTAATATTTTAGTTTTAAGTTCATCAACGCTTACACCAAAGAAAGGACGCTTCGGGCCTTTAATCGTTGGATGCCCTTCGAATCCTGTTTGATTACCATAGGCCTTAATTGCTTGATCGCTATCGTCTATGCCTATTTCTATCGTGGCACCGTCTTCAGAAATAATATCGATTGATGCCATCATGTCGCCTGATAGTTTCATGTTTACATCTGTGGGTGATTTTCCAGCGGCTTTGAAATCTAACGATTCCGAATATGCTTTAGAGTAAGGACTTTTAAGTTTAACGCCGTTTAATCCTTTACCAGAATCCACGCGCTCTTCCATGTAATCTATAATAGCTTGCCCGATCTCACGAACTAAAACAGTATCGTCTGAAATGTCTTTATCAATCAATTCATTTATGTCTATTGTTTGCGATACTTTGTTTTTTTTTAGATCAATCATTTTCTACGCTTAGATCATCTTCTGGCATCGGAGTTTCTTGTGTTGTAACTACCGTGTTATGTTGTGGATTATTTTTCTGTTTATCTAAATTTATCTTTTCCATAATTAATACTGCTTCTTCTTCGTCTAAATCTCTATCAATAGCGATTGCTTCTGTTTGAGAAATTAGTCCCATGTCTAAACGTAATTTAATGTTATCTAGTTTTTCTTTATCAGAACTTACAATTTCCGGTCCTTCGTAGTTTATAGAAACGTAAGCGTCTTGAGAAATAACTCCAGCGGTGTAATTAGGTAGTACGTTAGTGCCCCCGTATAAGTTAACGTAAGCTCTTACGATCTCGAATAGTTTACACTCAGCATCTTTAAATACCGAGTAATCGGTTTTCGATGGCTCGAATGAATCAATCATAGACAACATACGCTCGAAGCCAGAGGAGAAGCTTTGTGCTTCAGACTTACCGTTAACTAGCTTAGGATCAAGACCGCGGGAAGTTAGGAATGTTGAAAGCAATAGTTCTACCTGTTGAATCGATCCAGAAATATCAGCGTTAGCGTTACTGTAGCCGAAGTCTGTATCCACTGGATTGTTTGGATTGATAGGAAGCTTTAAAATAAAGTTAGGGCCGATCTTAATGTTTTCAGGAATTATATTCGTATCGCCCTTTAACCATGCTTGACCAAACCCTTGCATCCTTACGATGTGCTGAAGATCAGAGATAGCAGCGTTAAATTGAATAGTGAAATCAGTAAGTGAAGAACCAGAGCGAATCCAATATTCGCTATCCTTTCCAGAGTTAATATCAATAATAGGGATCATCCCAAGTTCGTTATTAGTTTCTAATGAAGTGATATTGCCTTTATCATCCATGATGAAATTAAAAATCTTAGACCACACAGCGATTGAAGTAAGACTAGATTGGTAATCGTCTTGATCTGCTATTAATTGATTTGTTCCGTCTTCTGTTTCTGTGATGCGTAAGCCTTGAGACATGCGGTCGAAGCCTTGGATTAAATAGCAGTCGGCCTTTTCTACATCGTCTAATGAAGGAACAGCGTCAATCTGATGCCCTAGCATTACCTTTGCTTTAAGTTTTCCTTCTGATGGCACAACGTACAAGTGAATCTGTTCGTCTTGCAGCTTATAGAATCTATTAGCACGAAGCATGATGTTATTGATGTTCATGTCTTCATAAATTTGATTTAAGATTTCTTTTTGCTTTTCAGACACGCCGTAGAACTCGCGCTCTGGTTCATTTAAATAAATAGATGCCTCTTTATTAACGATACGTCTAGCGATGTTAACGGATGAGAAAATAGGAAGTTCTTCGATAGTTTCTTTAGAGTAGAAACCTTCTAGATATAACTTAACGAACTTTCTGATTCGATCCTTGTAGACTTCATACTGCTGAAGGCTTACTAGTTTACGCTGCGAGTTTTCGTAAGCTTCCATTTCTTCAAGGATGCTTTTGCGTAGACCTGGGTTCATTAAGTTTAAGTTAGCCATCGTTTTACCTTCGCTGAGATGACACTTTTGTCATCCCGATTAAATTAGTATCGAACATTATTCCGTATCCTAAAGCAGTAGTAACATGTTGATACGGTTTAGAATCGTCTTCAATATAGTTACCAGTCTTTTTTAGAGCGGTCAGTCTCATTCCATCATGAGTTACTTTACAGTTTTTGTAAACGTAGAGCCTGCGCTGCCCTAATTCGTTTAGGCAATACGCATTAACTCTATTATGGCGTGTTCTTACTGGCGGGTTTGCTCTCGGTACTTGCATCTCGTGAGGGATGGAAGCGTTCTGTAGAAACTTTCTAATAATATCGTAGTCTGAAAGTATCGAGCGCGTGTCTCTGGCATCACCGGAAGCATCACCGTGTATAATAATTTTAAGTTTGTTTTTAATCGTGCCCTTATCAAACCATTCGTCCATTACGTTCTGAGTTCTTGCTCCGTGGATGATTACTTCATCGAACACATGGAACGTACCGTTAATGAATTGATATGCGCATGAGGACATGGGTTTGTTTTCACCAATGTTAAAGTCAAAGTTAATATAAACAGGATGCTTTAAGTCTACGATGTAATCGCTGTTAATAAAATTATGTTCAGAATCGTAAGCGTGATAAACACGGTCTTGATCGATCTCTACCCACTCTCCGTGAATAAGCCTTCTAGCTTCTTTTGGATCTAAGTCTTGCTCTAATTGTTTAATGTAGCTTTCTTCTAAGAATGGATTGTCTCTAGTTTTTGAATAATAAACCGACCTATTTTTAAACTGCTTAGAGCCCTCGATGAAATACTTATAAGCCCAGTGCGATGGCGAGTCCGGATTAGTACAGCAAATAAGAAAGCGTTCCTTGATTTGCAAACGTCCTAAGCGTGCTTTTAATTCAAAGAAAGCCTTAGAATCATTTTCGTCATTTTCTGTTAGTTCTTCAATCCAAGCGGCCGAAGCGTTAATAGATCGCACTCGTTTAAATTTTTTATCAGCCCAATAGTAAGGAATAATTTCAGAACCGTTTCTAAAAAAAACCTCGGCCGTGTTTTCTCTTATCTGGTAATCTTTATCTTCAATTAGTTCTTCACACTCAAGATGTTCTGCTATTGTGTTAAGCATCGTCTTCTTAATGTCTGGTAATGCACGTCTACCGATAATAACTCTTGCGCCTGAGTTTGTTAAACAATGCCTAACAACAGCGTGAGCAGCAAGAATAGACTTAGCAGAACCCACCGAACCGGAAAGCAATATTTCATGAACACCTTTATTGTAATCGTGATTTAAAATATCGCTTATCACATCGTATTGATAAGGAATAATCTTAGGGTTGAAAGTAAATACAGACGGAGTAGATCTAACTTCCATCTTTCTTTTCTACTTCGTAAGAAAAAATAAAAGGCTTTGATTGCGCGATAGCGATTGAATCAGATTGCCCTAGCTCTTGTTTACCTAACCAGATAAGCATTGCTGCGTTTCCATTCTCAGCAGATTTCCACTGCAAAGAGCGTAATCTAATTTTACAAGTAGCTCGTCCTTTAATGAGTTCTGCCGCAAAACGGCGTTCGATTGTGTCTTTAGAACATTCACAGAAGTCAGCTATTTCGGCGTTAGTGCAGCCGTAAGATGCTAGTTTGTATACTTCTTTAGGATCAATTTCAATTTGCGGTCTAGCCATCATTCCCCCCACTGGAAAGATTGTTTTCAGCACTGCTGATATTTAATATAATGCACTAATTTTATT